CTTCATCCAAACATGCAGTAAGGCGAGCTTTACGTGCATTCATTTTGTCTTCGAGTTCAGCTTTAGCTTTAGCTTCTGCTTGTGCTTGAAGGGTTTCTACAGTCGCTTGCAAAGTAGCTAATTGAGCATCTTTACCAGTGAGAGTGGCTTGAAGTTGCTCTGCGGTTGCAGCAGCTGCATCGAGCTTATTTGTGAGTTCAAGCACTTGTGCTTGTAATTCTGCTAATTGCATTGAATCATCTTCTTGGGTTTCAACAGAGGCCGATGGCGTGTTAGATGTTGGTTTTAATTTAATCAAGGTTGTCTTACCTTCAGAGACATCGGCTAAGTAGTTTGCAAACTCTTCGCGTGTCATAATCTTATCTACAAGTCCGATTGCTTGAGCCTCATCAGAGAGGAACATTTTTGCTTTCGTACTCTTAACTGCATTTACTTCGATGCTACGCATCTCGGAAATATAGGTAACAAAGTTCGTATAAAGAGTATCTACTTTGTCTTGAAGATCGTTCAGAAATGATTCTGTAAAGTCGCCTTCAGAATCGAACGGAATCTTGCTCTCACCTGCATAAACATAGGTATCTTCAATACCCATTGACTTGAGAGCCTTATTTGCATTTCGCAACTTAACTACGACACCAATCGAACCGGCTGTAGCTTCAGGATTGATTACAACTTCATGGGCTGATGAAGTGATCCCGTAGGTCGCACTAGCACTCATACCATCGATATATGCAATCAGATTAATTCCCTTTTCGTCTGCGACTTTACGAAGATATCTACCAGTTTCCATCATCGAATAAGCTTCGCCTCCCGGTCCATCAACATCGAGGACGATTGTCGTAGCTCCTTCAGAAATAAGCTGTTCGAAATCTTCAGTAATTTGTTGGTAACTGCATCCAGACTCTCCACATAAGCCTTGATAGGCTATATATGTGAGAGGACCATCTACAGTCACGACACCAGTTTTAGTATCTTCGTTATATTGTGGTGTGCGGTATTCTTTGTTTGGGCTTCCAAGAATGGCGAATTCAGTCTCACCATTCCTTGCCTCTATATATGATATTGCTTTACCTAGTGCTTCAGATGTTACGAGGTGAGGCGTATTTGTCAGCTTCTGATAAAGCTTGAACAGCTCGTGAGCCATTATTTATTACTCTTATTTGAGACAGATTTGTCACCACCACCGGGTGATGTGCTTGTACCGTCACCGGCAGTCTTCATTCCATCACCAGCTCTTGAACGATTGTTAGGAAGTCTTTCCTGAACAACTTCTTCATCTTCCGGTTTTGGTTGAAGTTGGAACACTTTCTTCCTGATGTCGTTATAAACATCACGATCCATTTCAACAGCGTTAACTGAGAATATTCTTTGAACTGCTGAACTGAATGCGTCGATATCTACATCATCTAGCTCACAAGCGACCAATTTTGGATATTCTGTTTCAGACCAGCCATTAAGTTGGAATGTTTGAGGAATCAAGTCTGAATTGATTACGTCACATATCTCACTGATGATTGCCTCAACAGCCATGATCATCAGATTTGTTTTTTCACCCGCTAAGGCGAATGATCCAACTTGATCTTGTCCAAGCTTTAAGAAATCAGTAAAGAGGGTTGTTAGGATTTTGTTATCCCAACGACGTATGATCTTATCGGTATCATATTGCTTACCACCTGTGACTCCCATAAGTTCAAAGTCGAAGAGTGGCATGCGAGATTCTGGATCGTAAGCATTCGGAATAATTAAACCAGACTGCTCATTGTTCTGAATGTTTCGAATTACTGATTTGTAGTATTCGTATATCGCTTTTTGCTCAGGAGTTGCATCTTCCGACATGTAGACGGGAGGTATGCGAAGCACAGGCATTCCACCCATGTCCCTAGATATACCAATTGCTTCAATTTCTTCAATACTCGTTCTAAACTTCCACGCAACATAAACCTGTTTAAGTGGGCTATTGCCTTGAGGGTTATTTCTTTTTGCGTTGTATTTGAAGTTGAGAAGCTTTTCAGCAGGAATTGTTATTCTTGTATTACCTGCTTCAGCAATTTTGAATAATCGATAACTATTATTTACAAGTGCTAAGTCTTGTACGATTCCAACGAAGTCTCTACCATCGTCTGAGAATTGCCAACCCACAATTGTATCTTGAGATCGAATAGGAAGTTTTTTCCAACCTACATACCCATCATTAAATTTGGAGCCGTTAGAGTAGTAGCGTTTACGGAATACTTTTTCATGTGGTGAGAATCCATAAACTAAGAAAGAACAAACTTCCTTAATGAACGATCTCCATGAATGATCCATGTCATCAATACATTGATTGATGAATTCAGCACGTTTATTTTGTAATTCATTTGCACCGATGGGGGCTTCAATTCTCCATTCGACCCTCTCAAGCATCATTTCAAATAATGAGAGAGAAGCGGCAATGGTTGAATCGTAACTCATCTGTTTGTAGATATTCACACAAACAGGCCAAGCTAGGTCTTTTCGAAACTCTTCTAAGATTTGATTATGGGAAACCTTTAGACCTATGGTTCCCATCTCAGACATTCGTAAGCGAGGGATTGCTTGACTAGCACCATCGTCTAAACTTTGGGTTTCAGACATAAATTGTCTCTTAAATTAATGAAAATGGATTTTTCTGCTCCATGACAGGTATGGTGAAATTAGGGATATTCATAGATGTAGCAAGGAACATGAAAGCATCACCTGTAGCATCAACAGCATCATCTTTAACATTTCTTGAACCATCGAATCTTTCTAATTCTGAGAAATAGTCAGTGATCCATTCACCATTTACGTAATCAACAATATTCGCTTCAGCTACTGCCGCAAAAGGTGCAAACCGTGTGATCTTGGATGTATGTGTTGTTTTTACTTTGGCGTAGAAACCCGATTCAGCAAGCTCTTTAACAATCTGTTGTGAATATGCTTTACCAGCAGCGCCAGGGTCTTGGGGGATGATGATTAAAGTGTCTTGACCATCTTCACGAGCTGTCTTTAGGATTCGTTCCAATACACCGTGTGGTCTGTCTCTGAATCGAATTGAATCTTCAATCGTATATCTTCCTTCCTTGGTCCGAGACATTTTAACGCCAACAGTCCAGTCAGGATTTGGATAAGATTCAGAGGGGAGTGTTCCAGCAATATCCCACGCTCTAACACGACGAACCACTTTGAGAGGAGGGAATGGAACTACATTAAGCCAATCACGTTTAAAATAACCAGATGCTTCTTGTCGAGCGTACCAGTTACCATAGAGGAGGCGTTCTTTCTCAACTCTTTGCAGTCCTTCAAGCCATGCGACATACGAAGGATTCTTTTCCATAACAACGGGGTTGTCGTGGACATTAGCTGAAATGAAAGTAAGCGTAAGAGGTAAAACAGTTGGACCGTATTTTTCTTTTAATTCTTCAGCGGTATCACCAAACCGTATTTTTCCATCTTGAACGATGAAGTATCGAACGATGCCATCTTTATCTGGATCAGGTCTTCCTGCTAATTCACCATCTTTTATGAGATACCAATCAATCCAGTCTTTTAGGAAGGAATCAGCATCCGGGTTACAGGTGATCTTCATGTGAGGAGAGACAGGGCAACGCGGGTTTCTCATACGAGACATTAAGTATTGAACTTGTCTCTCGGTGAATTGTTGACCTTCATCCACAAGGATTAATGAGTTTTCTGTTCCTTGAAAGTTATCTTCATCTTTCTCATATTCAAAGTGCTTTAAGAAGACTTCAGCGCCAGATGTGAAAACAAATTTACCGTCTTTATCTTTCCATCTAACTTTAGGATCAATCTTCTTGAAGAGTTCTTGACACTTATCGAGCATACCTCCAGGCCCTTTGAGCTGTGGTGTGGTACGTCGAGTAATGATCGCTCTGAAGTATTTATGATGATGATATTTAAGTAAATCAAGTACGCCTAAATGGCTTTTACCCGATCCAGCAGCACCGCCAAAGATTGTTATGTCTGCCGTGCTGTTTATAAACATCTCTTGTTTACGAGATTTTGGACCTATTACTTCACGTTCTGACATTTTTATTTTTTTATTATTCAGCAGACTAGATCGTACTTTCTAATACCTGGGATATGATCACCAATTGAGTAATCAGCATATTGAGGAATAGTAATTTGAGGAAATCTAGTATCGTGTTGTGTGTAATCACCTACATTTATTTTTACATCATTCCGATACGTCGGCGTTACTTTATCGAATACTAGATTTAAATGATCTTTGATTATTTGCCATTGAATAGCGTCAGGTGTGTAACTGGTTAGTTCAGCAAAACCTTGTAACCAGCGACAAAAATTCTCAGGAGTCAATTTCAGTTCCTTCTGCAACGGCATATCTTGAAGGAAGATACGGTTTGCTAATTAAATTATTGGATACTGCTAATGTAAAAGCAGCTAATACGAGGACCGTTATGAATTTCATTATTTATTACTTTTATTTGGGGTGATCAACGAGACTCGAACTCGCATCCTCTGGAGTCACATTCCAGTGCTTTACCATTAAGCTATGAACAACCATTAATTGGTGCATCAGGTTGGACTCTAACCAACGGCCTTCCGCTTATCAGGCGAACGCTCTAAACAACTGAGCTACAGATGCATGGTGAAGGTGGAGGGATTCGCACCCACATGCTTTCGCGTCCGGGTTACAGCCGGATACCACTTCTATTATGGCGTCACCAACAAGAATTAAGTCTCCTATTGAATGCCGGGAGGTGGCGGCAATCTCTTTCTACACATTGGTAGGCGAGATGAATTGGTCTCAGTGGTGTGACTCGAACACACATTGTCTTCGCCCCAAACGAAGTGACCAGCCTTTGGCCCACACGGAGATTAACTTGGTTGCGGGTATCAGATTTGAACTGATGATCTTCGGCTTATGAGGCCGTTATGTTAGACCACTACACTAACCCGCATTTGATTTATTTACCTAAACGATCAATGTTTGAAGCGATTCTCTGAGCTTCAATAAGATTTTTATCATTGCATTGACCAATAACAAGAAATTCATCGGATACATCATCAACGACAAAAACTATTTTCTTTCCTTCGCCTATTAGAATTTTAAACAGGATGTCTAACTTTTCTTGTTCTAATTCAAAATCTAAAACTTCGACTCTCAGAGTCATTCATTAACCTTTTGAAATGGCGGAAAGTTGATGGCACGATCACCAAACCCGCTAAGGCTCCAACTGTTTAGCAAACAGCGTTCAACACCTGTTGAATTAACTTTCCATTTAATTCGGCACAAGGGTAGGGAATCGAACCCCACTCGGCACAGTGATTATCTTAGCGCTACAATAAAAACTGCTTTAAGCCTTTACCACTACATACTTCAACATTCAGCGTGCGCACGCTTAGAATGCTTAATATGCCCTTGCATGAAATTGGCGGAAGAAGTGAGACTCGAACTCACGGAACCCGGAGGTTCGGCGGTTTTCAAGACCGCTGCAATAGCCGCTATGCGACTCTTCCATAATGTTTGGTGAGACTGATAGGACTCGAACCTATAATCGTCGGATTAAAAGTCCGATGCTTTAAACCATTTAGCTACAATCTCTTGGCAGGCCACTACGGATTTGAACCGCAACCACAAGCATTTGGAGTGCTGTATGCTACCGTTACACTAATGACCTATTTAGTTGGTAGGGATATTGAGGATCGAACTCAATACTTCCGCGTGAAAGGCGGGAGTTTTAACCAAATAAACTACATCCCCATTGGAATCACCGATTGGACTTGCACCAATATAATCCTGCTTTGCAAACAGGCGCGTAACTATCTCTGCCACAGTGACATTAATTTGGAGCGGCTTACGAGATTCGAACTCGTAACTTCGACTTGGAAGGACGTTATGTTGCCGTTAAACACCAAAGCCGCTTTTAATATGGTGGACGATAACGGTATCGAACCGTTCCCTCAGCAGTGCAAGTGCCGCGTGCTCCCATCAACACCTAAAGCCCATATTGCTGTCTCAACCTTTCGGGAAACAGACTTCAACCAACAATGTTGGATGTTACTGGAGCTACGGCCCGGAGTTGCGCCGGGTTCTCACGCTTACAAGGCGCGTGCATCACTAACAATGCTTACATAGCGAAATTCGAGGCTTGTTTATTGTCCGGTACAAGCTTAAACCGGAGAGAAAAGCCAAGGAGAGGAAGGCTTATTTAACTGAAAGCATTTGGTTTCATACGTGCTCTATCCAATTGAGCTAGAGGCATTTTGCAATGCCTTGTAGGACTCGAACCTACATCACGCCATTAGCAGTGGGAGAAGTTTTAGTTGCTGTATGCTTTCAAAAGGCTGGCGTACTTGGACTCGAACCAAGCTCATTCCTGATTAACAGTCAGGCACCCTCACCCGGAGAGCTATACGCCATTTATTTTATAACCTGTAAGTTTGCGCGTAAGACTCTTAATCGTGCTTATACGTCCAAGTAACAGAGGCGTACAGGTTTTATTATTCTGGTTGTGCATCTACCACCTGATCACAACGACTCAATCCCTAATCGGATTGCCTTCACCACAACTGGCTTTCACCAGATAGCCTGTCGGCCATAACCCAAACGGTCCAAGTTTGGTTGTTCTTATTATTGTTAAATACTGATTACTCAGCGTTGCACTGAGCTAGATGCGCGTAGTTTGGACTGGAGGGATTTGTTACGGAGTTAATGAGAGCTTGAGAATTGCGCCATTCTTAGTGGCTATTTCTTCTTCGTCGCCATCAACATCGGATTCTTTACCGTTCAAGCGGACTTCATCTTCAACTACTGCAACACGTACATCAACGTAAGTACCAACGATGTATTTTGCAGCATTAAGTCGAGTTTCATCTTTCTCAGCACTCAACATTATGGAGTGTATCTTCTGAATTGCATCAGGAGTGATGTCTTCAAGAAGCTGTTGTACTTTTCTGAGTTTAGACTTCTTTCCGCCAGAACCTTTTGGTCTACCACGAGTGTTGCCACTCTGACCGGGCTGGAACTGTGCCATGTATTATTATTCTCAATAAATTTCAAGCAGTGTTTCAGGGTTTATATTGAAACGTTTGTAATCTGCTGGTTCAAAGTGTTTACGAATCACCGTTCATTTGGTGGAAGTAATACTTATCTAAATCTTTCACTGTATATAACCTATAAT